ATTCTAATACTGTGCTAGTCTTTTTAAGATTGTTTACAATGGTGCTTGATTGAGTTTGATAATTATTTTGTTCGTCTTCTGCAAGATCTCTAATACGCAAACTGTCTACATCAAACTCTAGATCTACTTTTTGTCCTACACCACTTGATGAACGTGTTTTCATAAACTGTATTTGATAACGACCACGTTCTTTCATAGCACGGCTTGTAAAGATACCAATCACGTTATCAGCAGTTTGAATCTTACTAAGTCCGCCTGAAATATGTGAATGATCAAATTCAATTTCTTCAACCGCCGCTCTGTTTAACTGCGATGCTGTTACAAATACACAACCTAGTTCCATTGCCAAGTTACGTAGTTCTTCTGATACATATTTGTCTTTTACAAACAAATCACTTGGCGATACTTTAACACTTAGTGGCATCATCAAATCTAGGTAGTCAATTAACAATACATCTGGCTTGCACTTGTTTTTAATTGACCATTCTTTAACATAACTACGCAGGTCATTTGCATTCTTACCACTTGGCATATACTTGATTTGTATCTTGCCTGACTTCTTGCCCATCATTCTAACTTTCATTTCTACATCATCAAGACTTTTAAAAATCTCTCTTGTAGCAATACCTGTAAGCATACTGTCAATACGCATTGCTGTTAGTGCTTCTGAAAGTTCTAAACTAATGTACAACACGTTCATGCCTTCTGTTGCAAAGTTTACAGCCATGTTCTGCAAGAACAAACTTTTACCTGCACCCGAACCACCTGCAAAAATGTTTAGTTCGCCTCTGTTAAAACCACCAAACAATTTCTTGTCAATGCTTGGCCAACCTGTGCTTACCTGTCCGTTGTTATCTTTTAATCCTTCAAGTCTTGCTCTAGGATCAGCAAAGTAGTCTGTACCCATATCTTTTGCAAGACCAATTTGAATTGCTTCTTTAATCATGCCTTCAATAGGACCATACTCACCCTTTTCAAGTAAGTCAGCACCTTTTAGAATTGCACGTTCTAGTGCTTTGTGTCTGCTAAACTTTTCAAATGTATCCAATAACCAATCTGTATGTTCTTGTCCTACCGCACTAGCATCTTTTAAATTTGTTTGGCATGCACTGTTAACAATATCAAGTTCAGGCATAACTTTATATTCGTCAACATACTTCTTGATAAACTCTGCACCTTCACGTAGTTTTTGATCAAAGTTTTCGCTTTCAAAGATGCCTTGACATCTTACAAATGCTTCCGCATCTGCTAGAAACATTTCTAAAAATAGTTTTTGTATGTCTGTATTAAAGTCTTGCATAGTTTATATTATACTGCCTTTTTGTTTAATCTGCAAAGTAAGTTTTTGCCAGAAGTTGTATTTTAATTCCACTAGTAACACTATGAATAATCTTTTGCATTGTGTATATTTTACCATAACGTTTAACAGCATCAGCAACGTCTTTTACATCAGCATCAGGCCAATCTGGAAAAGCAACAGTCCATCCATATTTAATCGCATCGGTAACCAATTGTTCTCCACTTTGATCTTTATCAGGAACAACAATAACCTGTCTTTGCAAACTGTTTATTAGCATTGCTTGTTGGTCGTTTACTTCGTTACGTAATACTGCTACGCCGCCTATGCTTATTGCATCAAACGGTCCTTCTACTACAATAACAAACTGTCTATCCCAGCCTTGTCCATCTAGGTTAAAAACATAACCCGGTTGACTATCTGTAATATATTTAGGTGAGCCGTCGCCTAGTTTACGAGCAGTGTATCCGACTATGTCCCCTTGATAATAAAAAGGAACTATCAGCCTTGTTTTATATGATCCTTCGCAGGTCCACATAAAGTCATAGTCACTAATATCAAGGCCACGATCATAAACTACATACTCGACGGCTCTGATGAATTCTGGATCTAATCCGCTTGGTTCTAATGCTTTCCAGTTATGCCATTCCATAAAAGGCCGAGCACCAACTGGCAGTTCTCTCTTTTCAAAAACAGGCAACTGTATATGAGGGGTATTCCCATCTATGACGGTCTCCTCCTTAATTCGCAGTGCCTCCAAAGCAAGTTTGGTAATTTCTGAATTTGGCATTCCAAACCATCCTAGTAGTTTTCGCATCTTGTAGGACAAGTTTCTACCAGGAATAAACGATGCAGTATATCCACAGTTAAAACAATGATAACTCACTGTTCCGTCACCGTTGAACATTATACCTCCACGCTTACGCTTGTCCGCACCTTCGCCATTATGAACACAGCAAGGTGCATCAAACGAAACCCAACCACTAGGAGTTTGCTTTCGTTTTGAAGGTAAGGCAGTCGTAATAGTAGATTGTATCGAATTCATACTAGTATTTTACGATCTAACTAGTACTTTGTCAAGTGTTCCGGTGTTCGAATTGTCAGGTAAATGCTTTAATCTTAAATAATTGTACACACCAGTTACATTGGCATAACCAATAGCGTCTGAACTAGTTAGACTAATAGTAGTTAAGTCTACCCAACTTGTATCTGCTGTAACTTGGCTGTCCAAAGTGGCCTGTATTGTAAGATCGCCTGTATATCCATCGCTGTAATATGTTACAGTATGAACAGCACCATTGCGTTTATATTCAGGCTGTGCATCATAGATTGAACTAAAGTATTCTGTTATTTGTCCGTTATGGCTATAGAAATTATTAGTTAATGGTCTAGTAAAGTCTGTGTTAGGAAGTGTTGTTGAATCTGTAAATGCTGGATATACTTGATCAACGATTTCAATATTGCCTGCTACTTCATAATATGTATTTGAATATGTAGGATACTTGCCAGCGCCGTTTACGGTTCTGTACACAGAGAACTTGTAAAACTTGCTTACTAATGTTGCTGTATCGCTTTCGTTCAGTGTAAGCGTAGCAACACCACGTGTAGCAACAGTGCTACCGTCGTCTACAGTAGTACATGCTTTTTCAACATATACTGCACCTGTTTCCTTGTTAACTAACACGAATGTTAGTGTTTCGCCGCTAATATCTATTGGCTTTTGATCCTGGTTTTTAACTGTGAACTTTACAGTGTTCGTGACACCTTTCACAATTTGTATGTCTTTTGTGTACATTGGCGTATATCCTTGTTTAATCCCGGAATCCAAATCACTGTATAAGGTATAACCGGTTTCATAAATATATATGGGTAACTTGAGCATATTGAGTTCATCCTATAATGTTATTTATTGGAATAGTATGACAACACTACAAGAAGATTTACAGGAAAAATTCCCGTTTTTAAGTTGTATTAAACACGGGGATATCGAATACGTTGGTATCGTTATTAATCAAGATTCTAATGTTACGAGCATATACGATTACTCTAGTTGCTCAGATGACAACCAAAAACTAGCATTGCTTGAATGCGGAGATAGTTGGTGGTGGGAATCTAATCGCAAAATACCTATTAACATATTCATGAAGTCTGAAATGAACAAATTTAAAGGACTAATCAAAACCTTTGCAACCAAAGATGTTGAATTAATTTTTGGACATATGGTAAGACTTAATGATATTGCCGAAAAACGTATTAAAAGAAAATCAATACAATTAATTAGAAAGATAAAATAGTTACCAAGGTTTTTCGTTTAGTGTTGCACACTCTAAACAAAGTTGAACACCTGGTACTGCTTTTTGTCTTGCCTCTGGAATTTCTTCACCGCATGCCTTACATTCACTAAGACTAGGACGGCTTTGTTCTTCTCTAAATTTTTCTCGTGCTTTACGTAGCACCGCTTCATTTTCCATCAAGGAAGATAGTTGTGCAATTTCTTGTTCTTCAAAGGTATCGTTGTTAAAAACAAAATGTTCTTCGTTATTATTGTTGTTCATTTTTTAATTCTTCGCATAATAAATTCATGTGTACCACAATCGCATGTGCATAAGCAACTGCGTGTGCCTTTTTAAAATAGTAACTTCCGTCTTCAGGTTTCGTCCAAACGTTCTTCATCACCGTATCCCACGGTTGTCCAAGCAAACTCCTCTTCGCTGGACG